GTTGTAAACGATTCTAATATTTGTGAAGATTCTGTTTTAGGAACTGTTATTAAATGTTCTAAAATAGTTGATTTATTTTTTAATAAAAAAGATGGTTCAATATATTTAGTAGAATTAAATGATTCTAATAAATTATTTGTTGCTGCTAAAACATTATAGTTGTCCACTCTAAATTTAAAAATGTCTTCTGAATTAGAGTACAAGTCTTTAACTTCTCTTATTAGATTATATTTTTCCTTTGAAAGTTTTTCTTTGTCAATTTTTGAATATGACTCTTTTAGTATATCGAATCTTAAATTGGCTTGTGATTCGTTTAATGAGTTTGAACCCAAAATAACCTTATATAAATTGTATTCCTTAGCTATTTCACTATTGTGAAAATATTTCTTTAGGAGATTAATGGCTTTTGGTCTCGAATTACTAATTACTTCTTCGGAAAATTTTCTTGAAAGAACTTCAAATAGTAATCCTGTATTTTTTATTTTGGAATGTTTCAAACTTTTCAATTTTTCTCGCATTTTTTATAAATATTATAAAATTGACAATTAGTCATCTATTAATGAATTTTTCTTATAAATTTTGTTTTCAAATAACTTAATTGTCTTTCCTGTATATTTTTTTTCTAATTTATTCAAATTTTTAAGTTCTAACAAAGCTCCTTTTGTAGAACTTGATGGATTTTTTGAAGCATTAGATATTTCTTTCGAACCTATTGGGTCACGCCCCCAAGTTGAATTATCCGTTCCATATACAGAATTTTTTTCTTTTGGTCTTCCCATTTCTGCTTCTTCACCATAATCAAATGGAAGTTCTTTACTATCCATTGAATTACTTTTATAAATAGTAGCTAAGTCATGTGGTGTACCATATGAAATTCCCGAATCGGATGGGTCATTACCCTCATTTTCAATTTGAGAAAGTCTAAATTCACGTTTTGAATCTTCAATTAATAAATCTCTAAAATCATCATATTCATCCTGCGAAATTTCAAACACATTGTTATAAATCCAATCTTTTGGAAATATTTTATTATCAATCATAGAAACCGCTAAATCAACTTTCTTTTGTTGAATATCTAATAATTCTTGTTGATAAATTAAAGAAGGTGGTGTTAAAGCAAGTTCAAAATTTAAAACATCATTTCCTCTATAACCAAGTATATCTAAATGAGCAATTGCAACTTTATTTAATTCAGAAACAACTATTCTTTGAATTCTCTCAATTGTATGCCCAAATCTAATTGACATTGCGGAAATAGTAGCCTTACCACTACCACCATCTTCATCTGCGAAATAAGATTTTGGAATTTTTAATGAAGCGAAGAATTTTTCTTTGTAATAATTTACATCAGTGATACCATCAAAATTTAAACCTTCTGTGGTTTCTATTTTCATTCCACTATTATTACCACGAACAGGAATATAAAAGTCTTCTAACAATGACATTAGATTAAATTTCATATTATATTCACCTGTGTTTGGGTCAACATGTGGTGTACGTTTAACACTTGAAATAAATTGTTGCATAAATGCGGGAATATCTTGTGCAGGAAGTTGACCAACATCTACAAAGAAACTTCTTTTTTGCGGACTTCTCATAATTCTATGAATTAACATAGCTTCTTCCGACATTTGTAGTGCTTTCCAAGTTTTTCTACCACCTTCTAAAATACTTCTTCCAAGAGGTAGATAATTCATATCACTCAATAATCTAAATTGTAACACTTCAAAGTTTTCTAAAGTTTTTCTTGCTTCTTGACCTCTTTGATATGTTCCATAAGATTGTTCGTCATAATAATATTTAATATCTCTTTTCTCATAATCTTCAACCCTTTGTGTGTGATATGGACTTAACGGAAGAACGTTTGTAACACCGAATTGTTCTGCTAATTGTAAAAATATGTATGAATCTCCATATTTACACATTGTTCTAATCCAACCCCACAGATTAAATTCTATGTTCATAATGTCATAAAATAGATTATGTAGAATTCTTTTTATATCTTCGTCGGTTGATGAAATTTTTAAAACATCACCTTCTATGTTTTTTAATGTTGCTTCATCTGCGTAAATATCTAATGCCGAAGAAACAATTGCATCGGTGTCCATTAAATCATAATCTTGGTATAAAGCATTTTTCAAAACCATTCCACCATTTAAAGTGTTGGTTGTTGCAAATTGCCCCGATTGATAAATACCATTATATCTACTATAAAGATAATTAGATTCTAATTTTCCTTGTGCTTGGAGTTTATTTATATCAACTACTCTAAGACGATTATTACCAATTGCTGTAATAATTACATCTCTACTAAATAATCTTTTTAATCTTCCAAAAACTGATTTATCTACTTGACTCATTTAGAACTTGTTAAGTTTATTATAAATATTATAAAAGTTATTAGAGAAGCCATTTTGTATCATACTGTTGGTCTCCAATATTAAAAATATTTTGTTGTTTATATACGTCTTGATAATTATTTGAAAAAGAATTTGGTCGATAGACACTAACATTATTAATTAATTCTCTTGAATAATCAACTATTTTATCTCTTTGTAACAAAGCAGTATCTCTTAAAAAACATCCGATTCCCAAAGGCATTATACAATCATCGTGAGTTCCCTGTGCTGCTTGCGGCTTACCATTTAGATATATAAACGTTCTTAACTCTCCTAAAGTTCGGGAAGACCTAATTATTAAAGAATTTGTTTGAATTGATGAAATTAATGTTGACACAATCAAGGGTCTTGAAGCAGTGTTCATAGAAAACCCTATTTCAAAATTGTTAGAATCGTTAAATTTATTAGAATATTGGTCTAAATTTAAGTTATAATCGTTATTACCTTTTAGTTTTTTATAAATTTTTTCTTGTGGATAATATGAATGTGCTATTGAATTAGCTGTTGACCAACCGATTCCTGTATTTTCTGCAATTAATAAAGCGTTATTCCATTCTGCTGCAATACTAATTGATAATTGTGGAAGGTCTTTAAAATCTATTTTACCTTTATATTCAGCAACTTGTTCAAAAGTTAATAAATCTATCACTTGTATCGAATGACTATCATCAGATGTTCCTTGTGCTGTATCAACTATCACCATATAAGTGTGAGAATAATCAACATTTTTCCACATCCAATAATCTTGTTGCTCACCTCTTTTACCAATTGGTTCTTGTATAAAACTCTTTTCAATAAATAAAAGTTTTTCGGGGTCTATTACTGTATTCCCTGTTAATAAAAAATCTGTATCAAACTCTTGTCTTGCACGTTGAACACCAAATTCATCATCTTGTTTTCTTCTCCAAGATAAATCTCTTTTTGGATGAACATCCCATTTTAATTTTATAGGAAGAAATCCATTTTCACCAGTCTCCGCTCCTTGCCATAATTCATAAAATAAATTATTTGTACCATTTGGTGTTGAAAGAGAAATCATTTGACCACCTGCATCAATAACAGGTAACAAGGCTGTATAAATAGCTTCGCATTTTGGTGTAAAAGCCATCTCATCAAAAACTACTATGGAAGCTGCTTGTGAACGTGTTGCATCGGGTGAAGCAGAGAAAGCCTTAATCTTACTACCATTCTTTAACTTAAATTCATAAGCATTATCTGTTGTAGCAAGTTCTTTATCATTTTTTCTTTTAGAAAGAAATAAAGGAAGATTATAATAAATTAATTTTACTTTGTCAACACTTTCTTTTGCGGTATCTCTTTTTGTTGCAATTACAACAACGTTCTTATTTTCATTAAAAATCATTGTCCAAGCAACGTACATACCAATCAATGTAGAAAGTCCAATTTGGCGAGACTTATTTACAATAACTTTTTTATGATTGGGGAATAATTTTACAACATTTTCTTGAAATGGATATAAGTCAAAAAGAATTTTTCCTTCTGTTGGGTGTTGTATATAACAATAATTTTTTGCAAAATAAATTATATCATTATAACAATTTATATACTCTTGGAGAAGTAATTCTTTTCTATCTTCTGTTATCATTATCTAATGGTAGAAAGGTTTTTTTGAGATGCTTGCATATTAGCTCTTGAAAGTTCTATTTTAGATTGTTCGAGTTTTCTTTTTGCAATTTTTTCTTGTGGTGTTAAATAGCCATTAATATCTTCTTCTTTAATAGTTTTTGCTTCTCTAACAATTTTTCTAATCATTTCTGTTAACTGACTCTTTTTCATATCTAACGGTTTTTAATAAATATTCTATTATATAAAAATTCCAATCCTTCGAAACGAGAATTGGAATAAAAATTAAGAAAATGAAAAATATTGAAATAAAATTTTAAAAATAAATTTCTTCTTGTATTGAAGAAGTTCCTTGTGAATCTACTATTTGAAACTCAACACCCGCTCTACCACTTCCAAAATTTGTATGAATCCATTTTGAACTTCCAAATAATGATAGTACATTAATATATTTGAAACGTTTTCCCCATTGATGTGCAGATTGATGTAAATCACCTTTTACAACATAAATGTTTTTTGTTTTAATATCATTTTGATAAATGTAATCATTTAAGAAAACTTCTGTTTTATCATTAAGAATTAGGGGGAGTCCATGTTTCATAGCTTCACTATCTTTACCGTGCATAAAGATGAATGTATTTTCTCCTAATTTCAAATGTTCAATAAATTTATTAAACACTCTCGTTTGCACTTGTGGATGAATTGAATTGAGATAAATTTCAATGGCTCTGTTCAAGACATATTCTAAAGCCCCTGCGTGATTTGAATCAC